TGCCCGTTCAGCTCCTGCTTACGCGCATCGGCTATCAGATCATGGTCCAGCTGGCGTTCGGCCACCACCGCATCCGTTTGAGCCTTGAGCCGCGCCTTCTGCGCCTCGGCCCGCATCTCAAGCTCGTGCTCCTGCGCTTTCTGCGCCATCTCCTGGCGATGGCTCTCGGCTTCAAACGTCAGCTTCTGCCGATGCTCCGTCGCCTTCGCTTCGGTCATCATCTTCATCTCATTCGCCTTGAGCATCGCCTGCTGCTCTTGCGGCGAAGGCGGCTGCGGGGCTTGCGCCGCCTGCTGCTTGCGCTGGTTCATCCTCTCCAAAATCTGGTCCTTATTCCTGATGTTCGGAGCCGCCTGAATCAGGTCTTCAAAACTAATTTCGTTGTTTGCATCAACCTTCTTCAGCTCAACCAGCGCCTGCCATTGCTCAATCTGCGGCGCCACCACATCGGCAACGTCGTCGATGTAAATGTCGACTTGCGCCTGCGCCACCGCGTTCTCGATGCGTTGCTGCCCGGTCACCGGATCAATGTCTGGCAACTCGATCACTTCCCCCGTCGGAAGCGGTAAGGTCACCGTCGCCGGCTTGTTGATCGCCGCAAACCGAATGTTGCGCTCGTCGTCCGTGATCCGGATCCACTTTTGGCCCGTCCAGTATTGCCGGATGCGGTTCCAGACCATCCGATAAACCCGCTTGTCAAAATAGCGCAGCCCATCAAGCAGGTCGCCGAGCTCAATCATGCCACCTTGCTGGCTCGCCATGATCGCCCGGCCACTGGCGCTCTCACCCGCCTCGCCTTGCATCGAGGCGTTCGGACCCATCATGTCGATCTCGGCCTTGGCCTCCTGCAACAGCTGAATGTGCCCCGCCGCAAGATCGACACGCTCGCGAAATTGAAACCGCTGTTCCGCCAGGCCACCCGGCGCAATCTTGATCACCCCATCCGGCCGCGCCGCCTCGGCTCGCGCCTTCTCGATGTCGTCCACAACCCCCTCTTCGTAAAGAATCTGATTCGAGTTCAGAAGATGCAGGCTCTTCGAACGCCGCTTGTTGATCTCGTCCTGCGGGCTGATCATCTCCCGCACCGCCCCGAAGCGATTGCCTTCCAGGTCGCAATAGGCACTCTGCGCCACCAGCCCGGGCTCACTGTCGCCGTCGTCCGTCACATACGGTGACTTTCCGTCGAGAAGAATTCCTTCCTTGGTGAATTCGGCAAAATACCAATCGTCGGCCTTCGCGCCACCCGTCCGCTTGATCCACATCTGAACAACGCGGACCCGCTTGCGCTTCCGATCCGCCCAGACCTGATACGACGGCTTGTCGTCATAGGTGTCGGAATACGTCGCACCCGCTAGCGTCTGCTCGAGTTCGTCCGCCTTATCGGGCCAGCGCGCCAGCGCATCCTCGTGATCCATCCACCAAACGCCGCCAAAATACGTCGCATCCGAGAAATCAAGCTCAAGACTATGCGGATCGTGGAAAAACCGGTCCCAGCGAAAACGCTTGATCTCAATGCAAATCTCGTTCGCATCCCCCGCATAACTGTCGTCGTAACCCTTCACGCAAACCTCAACCGCGCCAATGCCCTCAATCAACATGTTGCGCCAGACCGCACTGCGGATGTGCTTGAAGTCCGTGTCATCAACCACATAGTTCAGCGCGTCCGTGCACGCCTCCGCGTCCTGCTCGTGCTTCGGTGTCCGCGGTAGCGCCCGAGGTTTGGTCCGTTGTTGCTTCTCAAGCCCAATCAGAAAATCAATTTTACGCTTGATCCGGTTGATAATCACCGCAGGTTGCCCCCGCTTCTCCAACTCCTTCAGTTGATCAGCCGTCAGCTGATCGTTGTCGACATAGCGCCGATCACGCTCCGCAAGCTCTCTTGCCTCGTAGCTCGCCTCTTCGCTTTCCTCGAACCGCCGCACCAGCGACGCCAGCCCGAACGGATCGTCTTCGTCGTCGCGGATGTCGCGACCAGCCTTGTTGTCGACGACGAGCGAAAGCGGCATCGGTTGCGCCTTTTCAGTAGCGGGGTCGAACGCGCGCCGGCAGCGTCGGGATTTCGGGCGGCTTGTTGAGCGATGCCTCGCAGGCCATCGGCTGCGAGATCGTGGCGTCGGAGCGCTCGTACAGCGCGCCATAACGTGAGGCGTCGTCGCGGCTGCGATAGAGATCCTGGCAGTTATGACCAGGCGGCGGCACCACCGTCGCTTTGGTGTATTTGGTCTGTGCGACGGCCGGTGATGCGATGCCGAGAACGGCGAACAGCAGAAGCGCTTTCATGCGTCCACCCTCACTTCTTAGGCGCCGGCTGCGGTTGCGGTACGCCTTGGTCCGGCTTTGGCCCATCCGGCAAGTCCTGATCCGGCTTGGGCTTGTGTTGCCCCGGCGGCGTGCCGCCGTGACCGGGCGGTGTCGTGGCGGGACCCTGGCCTTGGCCCGGATGGTCGTCTGGCTTCTTGGGATCGCCTGTCATGATGCTTCCTCCGTTGGTTGCGGGGACAGGATTTGAACCTGTGACCTTCAGGTTATGAGCCTGACGAGCTACCGGACTGCTCCACCCCGACACTTAAACCGGGCGGGCTATAGCGATTCTCCGTGACATAATGGACGAAGAAATCGTGCTCCCATTGTTGAATGCGGTTACGCATCTCCTGCCGCTCGCGCCGCGTGACCCACCCGCGTTTTGCGGCTTCAGAGCGGTTGCGCCAAGCCTTGGATTGGTTGCCGACCATGGCTCACCCCCTAGACCGTCTGCCAACTGATGCCGTTGGCTTCCGCCGTGGCCCAGGCATCGCGGCGCGGGCGCTCGATCGGCTTGTCCTTGACCGGCGCCAGCATCTTGTCCAAGAGCTGTCCGACGAGCCCGAGCGCATCGGCTTGGTCGTCATGCACCCCGACCGGAAAGCGCAACAGCTCGTCGATCAGATCGGCTCGCCACGGCGCGTCGCGCTTGATGCGCAGCCCTTGCATGGCCATGCGGCCGCGGATTGATTGCGCGCGCACCGCCTTGTCGTGCCGGGTCGGAAACTGTTCGCGGACACAGTACGCTTGACGTTCGCGCGCCCGCTTCAACAGATACGGCCCGACGCCGCTGCGGATCTGGCCGGTTTCCTCGGCCCATCCCATCGGCTTCCACTTCTTGACGAGATCGCAATACGCCTCGACCCAGACGTCCGACGAGGCTTGCCGACGCCAGAGGTCGAGCAAAAAGAGGTTGCGGTCATCGTCGACGCCGACGACGGCATGGACCGTGAAGTCACCGCCGTCGCTGGTCACCGCATAGTCCGAGCCGCCGTAGACTCTCAACGACGAGCGCTCCGGCAGGCGATCGACATCGACGATCCATTCGCGCTTGAAGTACGAGCCCTCGTCAGGCGCCGGTCGGCCTTGATAGAGCGCCGACCAGATGCGCGGATTGCGCTTGGCGACCTCGACCATTTCCGCCGTAAACCACTCCGGCCAAAGCCTGGCGCCGAGCGGCCTGCCGAGCGGATCGGATACGCTTTCGGCCTCCATTGGGATGTTGAGCACCCGCCAGCGCCCGGGTTCCTCCTGAAGCAACCGTCCGACCAAATCATCCTCGTGCCAGCGCGTCGTGATGATGATCACCGCCGCGTGAGGCTTGAGGCGAGGCACCGCATCGCCGGTCCACCAGTCCCATTGCTTGTCACGGATGACTTTGGAATCGGCGTCCTCGGCCGAGCGAAGTGGATCATCGATCAACAGGCAGTCTGCCCTACGACCGGCAATCGAGCCGCCGACGCCAGCCGCAAAGTATTCGCCGCCCGACGAGGTTTCCCAGCGCCCCGCAGCAGCGTTGTCGCTGGCGATCTCGAACCCCAGAACCTCGGAATGGTCGGCGATGAGATTGCGCACCCGGCGACCCCAGCGCTCCGCGAGTTCGACCGTGTGCGAGGAAGCGATAATTAAGTTTTGCGGATGATTGGCCAGATACCACGGCGGAAACACGACCGAGGCGTAGGTGCTCTTTGCCGACCCGGGCGGAAGCGTCAGCACGAGGCGATCATTCTTGCCGGCGCTGACCGCCTCGAGCTCACGAATTATGATTTTGTGGTGGCTTGCCGGCTGGAAGCCGCAGGTGATCGCCCACTCCGTTAGTCGGGCTTTGGTCAGAAGGCGGCGGAAGTCTGGCCACATCGTGCGCAGTTCTGCTTGCTGCGCGGGCGGCCAATTCTCGGACTCGCTGAACAAACGTATCAATTCCGAGATCGGATCGGACATTGACGTTCATTTCCTTTGGCAGCAGGCCGGCGGCGATCCGGAGATACGTGGCTGGGTCCTCTTTGCGCACCCGTTCCAGAGTTTCCTCGCCGTGCTCTGCGAAATTTCGCACGACCGCATCCACGAGTTGCAATTCCAGGTCACGGCGCGTGCCGAGCTTTCGACCGCCCGGCCCACCTTTCCATTCCCCTTTGAGGAAACGGCCTGTTTTCGGGTCTTTTCCAGCCCCGGGCGGACCTTCTGCGGCCTTATTCGGTCTGATTCGCTGTGTTTTCAGGGGGCTTTCGGGTCTACCCAAAAGTGTATCCACAATTGCCAAAAGCCCCGTGGCGAGCAAGGGGCCGGACGCGCAACTCCAGACTGCTCAACTGACAAT